ACGGAATGCTTGTCAAGGCGGAAAACAGCGAGAACTTGCTGGAGTTCACCCGTGACAGGAAGACGGGACAGATTATTGAGGAAAAACAGGGAGAATATACCGTTAACCGCACGTACGACAGCGAGGGCAACTGTACCCGCATCACCAGCAGCCTGGGAGCGGACATCCGTCATACGTACGACCGTGAAGGCAACTTGCAAACCATGCAGGCGGGCAAAAGCTGGCAGGCGTCATGGGTGCGCGACAACACGGGGCTGGAGGTGCAGCGCACCTTCTCCGGTGGCGTAACCGTCAGCACCGAGCGCGACGGTTTCGGGCGAGAGGTGCGTAAGTCTGTCCGTGTGGGCGGCATCGAGCGTGGAGCGTACCGTTATGAGTGGGGCATTACCAATCGCCTGCTCTCCAAGGAGAACGAACTGACGGGAACGGTCATGCGCTACGACTACGACCGGTTCGATTTTCTTATCCGGCAGGAGACCATACAAGGTTCGGAAACGGATGTGATTTACCGCATGCCGGACTTCGTTGGCAATCTCTTCGAGACACCGGACAAGAAAGACCGTAAATACGGTGCCGGAGGAAAACTTTTGGAGGATCCGGATTGTTTCTATCATTACGATAATGAGGGGAACCTTGTCTTTAGAGAGTTCAAAGAACTAAGAGGAAGCGATATTAGATACGATCGCAAACGAATGAAAAAAGAACGGGGTATTTCTTTTTTGGCAACAGGTACGGGCTGGAACTACAAATGGAATTCCAATGGAACATTGAAAAAAGTTATACGTCCGGATGGAAGACCGGTAGAGTTTCAGTATGATGCCTTGGGAAGACGAACCTCCAAACAATATTTCGGAAAGAAGACACGTTGGATATGGAATGGAAATGTGCCTCTACATGAGTGGAGCTACAAGGTAACAGATGAGCAATCGAATGAGGAGGAGAATATTCAGAAAGAACCGACAGAGGATATAATCACTTGGGTATTTGAAGTGGGTACTTTGATTCCTACAGCGAAGATGCTAGACAGCAAGCAGCATTCCATCGTATCTGACCATTTGGGTACACCTATCCAAATGTACGATGAACAAGGAAACAAGATTTGGGATTGCATATTGAATATTTACGGAAAAGTAACGAGCTTTAAAGGAAGTTCTTTAGGTGATTGTCCATTCAGATTTCAGGGACAATATGAAGATGAAGAAACAGAATTATATTATAATCGATTTAGATATTACTCTCCCAATTTGGGAAACTATGTGTCACAAGATCCAATAGAATTTGCAGGGAATAACCCAACATTTTATGGATATGTTTATGATACCAATAGTGGTTTAGACTTATTTGGGCTAAATATTGTAACAGTGTACCACTACACAAGTAAAAAATCATACAATAAAATATCTTCGCAATCACCGTATGTGTTTAAAGCTTCAATACCTAAAAAAGGAAACCCTAAAGGTGTATATGTAACAACCAAGTCTCCTGAAATATTGGCCAAAAACAATAATGGCTATAAGAAATTAGGTTTAACTGGAAATAAATCTTCTCATTTTTTTGAAATTCAGATAGATGATTCTAAATTGAAATCTTTAAATGGGGATAGAGGCCAATTTATTAAGTATATTGACGGTGATGTAGAAATAGATCGTTCATCTGTCACAAGACATGGTGAAACACCAAAAATTCATTAGATATGATAACAGGTATTGATTATATTTTTTATACAGATTTAAATTTTTCATCTTTTATACACCTATTTGAGTCTCGTATAATTGAACTATATCCAAACTTTTATAGAGAATTGGATAATGATGATAATGTGTTTAATATATTTTATACACAGGATAAGAATATGTTTGAAGCAATGGATAAAAAAGGTTTCTTTTTAGACCGAAATAAAAAAGGACCTATATATATTATTTTTAATCCCCATTTTTCTTCACAACAAAAACGGATTTCTCTGGTAGTCCCATGTGATATAAATAAATCTTCTTTTTGTTATAAGGTATACAATATGATAAAAGAAATAGTTACTAACACTCCACAAAAGCAAGAAGTTTCTCCATAAGACGAAATCTCTTGATTTTGTGAGATGTTTTAGAAAATATCATATATTTTCCAGTTACTTTTGTTGTTAAAATATCCGTTAATAAACATATTATATTAATATATAAACAAATATGAGTGAATATAACAATATTTATATAAACAGAGAAACTTTTGAGAATCTAAGAGCCCAAAGAATCCCTTATACTGGATTTGTCATTGGTGAAGGTTATGCTTTTGTACAATATCAAGAATGTTCACTGTCTTCTGATGGGGATATAGTGAATATGAATGGTGATATTCCTTGGGGACAATTATGTATGCCTGATATCATACAAGTTCAGTGTATTGATACTTCAAAAGAAATGGTGAAAAAGAGTCTGAAAGGTCTTTTTTCAAAAAATGGTTGTGCTATCTATGTCGTTTGTGAAGGAGATACATTAACCAATATTGCAGATCTTTTTGATGTCACGGTTGATGAATTAGTCAGATGGAACAAACTACATAGTAATCACCTCTCAATAGGAGAAAAGATTTTAATTTTAGATATATCGCAAAGAAAAGTCATAGATACGCCCATACAGTTAGACAATGGTGAGATTAAAGAAGCCAGACCATTAACATCATATGAGTTTTGGCTGGATTCTCCTTCTAGTAATTTATTGGAAGGGGTATGGAAAATAGCAAATAATATGGGATATGGACTCATAAACTCTCCTTTTAAACTATTTACTGGACGTTCTCTCTCTGGAAGCGTCCAATTACCTCAAGAAAAATTTGAGGCCTTTCTAGATGTGTTGCCAACTGCTTTTTTAAAAGGTGTTAAATTTTTAGGGCTATGTGGAAAAGTGGCCTCAGGATTGCAAGGATATAACTCATTTATCAAATCAAAGCAATATAAATTGAATAAAGCTTCAGGAAAAGGTTGGCAAAAAGAAGCTAGCAGACAATTCAAGCAAGCCAAGCATTATTATGACATGCACCAAACCAGTGAAGAGTTTTGGGGGAATATTAATGATGGAATTACTATTTGGAATGAATATTCAAAAGAAAAAGAATGAGTAGTATTATAACAGCCCAAAGATTAGGAAAGCTATTGACTTGGTTATGGTATAAGTATATTCGACAAACACCTATCAAGTATAAAGAACTTAATGATTACCATAATAATAGCTTTTTCATTGCTATTGGTTGTAGTTGTTTTGCAATCGTTATTAGTATAACATTACTGTATTTTTGTGTTTAAATATATACATATAAAGGTTGTATAGTCTGGCATCTCACATAAAGGAGAGTACAACTTGAAATAGGAATTAAAACACAATGATTAGTCCATAATTTGATTTAAAAAAAGAAAGATTACGTTAGGCCTATAATCAAAGTTAAATCAAAATCTTATAGTCACGGGCATTCCAGCTTCGCTTTCCATAAATATTTTCCGTGCGACTACGTCGTGGAAAATATTTATGGAAATAAATGCCCGGACAAACGATTTTGATTTTAAAGAGGATTATAGGACTAACTGTGACCGACATGACGCATAAAATATGGATAACAAACTCCGGGCTATTATTTTATCGACTATTCAAACATTAGGAATGATAACAAAGCGGTTCTACCGGAAACCGGTTGCCGTATGTATAGGTTTCATAAGAAAATATAGGACTTCAGCTCCCTCCAATCTGCATGGTTTGCGGTGTGCGTTTTCTGTTTTCTTCCCTTGCGGCCGGTTTTTGACGTTTGGGGACATTTGGTGACATCTGAAGACAGCTCCTTGCAACGGACGTTTCTTTCTTCCTACATTTGCTTCAAACCAATTGAATGCGTTTATGGAAATCGTCACTATCGAAGCGCGTGTCTTTGAAAGAATGCTGAGACGTCTGGAGGATGCGGCACAAATTACGGATGCCTTCTGTGAAAAGCACCGTGAAAAGAAAATGGGAAAATGGATGGACAACCAGGAGGCCTGTATCCTGCTTGATGTAACTCCCCGGACCTTGCAGACCCTCAGAGACAACGGTACGCTGGCATACAGCCAAATCAGTCACAAAATCTACTACAAGCCGGAAGATATACAAGGCATACTTCCCGTAGTCCAAAGGAGAAAGGAGGCGCAGGCATGAATGAGCTGCTGACCGGAGAAGACAGGGACGTCCTCTCTTTTTTCCAAAGTATTGACCGCATGGTGGAAAAAATCGGGAGTCTATCCCGGAATTGCCGCCCAGTATTGAACGGAGAGCATTTTCTGACCGACAGTGAACTCTCCGTAATGCTGAAAATCAGCCGCAGAACCCTCCAGGAATACCGTAACGAAGGCAGGTTGCCCTATATCCGGCTCGGAGGCAAGGTGCTGTACAGGGAAAGTGACATCGAAAGGATGTTGCAGGACGGATATAGAAAAGCCATGCGGTTGCCATAGGAGGCCGCTGTAAGACAATGGGGAGGAAGTCTGGACTTCCATCCCCATTGTTCTGTATATGCCATGCATTACAACTATGAATCCGTACCGTCCTTTTGCCTTCCACATTCCTTCTTCCATCCGCTGTACTGTCCGCACCGGTAAACCCTGGACGGCATGTTGTCTTCCGGTAAGGAATACTGGTCCTTCGTCTTTTCTGACAGTATCTTGAAATCTTTCCGGATTTTCTGATTGGTTATCTCCGCATATATCTGTGTGGTGCGGATGTTGGAGTGCCCCATCATTCTGCTGATGGTCTCAATGGGAACCCCGTTGGAGAGACAGACTTCGGTCGCATAGGTATGCCGAGCCATATAGTAGGTCAGATGGCAGTCCAGTCCGCAGATTTCCCCGATTATTTTCAGACTCCTGCACAGACTGGAAGTAACCGGCACATAAAATAGTCTGCCGTCCGTACCCTCCCCCTTGTACTTCTCCATGATTTTCAGCGGAATATCCAGCAGTTTGATACGGCATTCCACTTTTGTCTTCAGACGATGGATGTATATCCATTTTGAGCCGTTCTCATCCGTAACGATGTGGCTCTCGGAAAGTTCAGCCATCTCCGCTCTTCCCAGGCCTGTGAAAGCCGAAAAAACAAAAAGATCCCTTGTGTGACACAACCGGTAAGTGGGCAGGTTGGCGGCCATCAGTTTCGCAAGCTGTTCTCCCGTCAGATGTCTGTGAAGTTTCGGAGGAGTCTCCAGTTTGTAACCCGTAAACGGATAACGTCCCAGTATCTTGCGCTTGACAGCAAGCCGGACTATCTTGCACAGCAGGATCAGATAATCGTTCAAAGATACGGTTTTCAGCCTTAGCACCGTAGAAAGATAAAAATGGAAATTCTCGATGAACCGCATGTCAACCGACCGCAATGCCATATCCTCCGCACCGTACTTGTATTGCAGGAAGTCATATAAGTGCCTGCGGCCCGTCAAATACCGTACATAAGTATGGCGCGTGCGGTCGACACCCACACGTTTTGCATACTCCTCGTTATGCTCGTCAAAAAGAGCAATCAATGTCTCCTTCGGCTGGGCCTTTCCTGTCACGGCGTTTTTTATCAATTCGGCCGAGACATATCCGGTCGAATCCACATTCTTTTTGTAGGCGGCCTTTGCCTTTTCCTCCAGTTCTTCCAGTTTCCAGTTAAGTTCCCTCAACGTCGCTGTCATTTCAGAATCCTTCCCATGAACAACCGCACGTCCCTTGCCGGCATCCCAATATTCAGGTGACACTTCCTCTCCGGTAGAATATTGGCTCACTTTACCATCAAGGGTGATGCGTCCCATTACCGGACACTTTCCTGTCTTTTTGATTTTTTGTCTGTTGATATAGAACAGCAGACGAAAGGTGCTTCTCATACCTTTCCCTCCTTATCCCTGTTTAATCCAGTATTTTTTTCTTTTCTCCGCTGTTCCCTTAAACTCATGTCTTTCAAAATAGTGGATGGCGGTAGCTCAATGCCAGACAAAGTGTACTTGCCCGTAATATTATGACTCAAAGCCGTAACGTCATGGTCCACCTTCTCATTGGTTACTTTTGCATAGCGTTGCGTGGTACTGATGTTCCTATGCCCCATGGCCTTGCTGACGGTCTCGATGGGTACTCCTAGCGAAAGGCATACTTGCGAAGCAAAGCTGTGGCGGGCCATGTGAAAGGACAAGTTACGGTCTATGCCACACTGTACAGCCATCTTTTTCAGATGGATATTCATGCTTTCCTTGGTTAACATGGGGAACAGTTTCCCGTCCGGGGCCATCCCCCTGTATTTTTCCATGATTTTTACAGCAATGTCAAGCAAGCGCACATTTTCCGGAGTGCCTGTCTTCTGGCGTCTGGTTTCTATCCAAAGGTTCCCCTCATAGTCCTGTACCACATTTTTTTCAGTCAGGTTCCTCATATCACAGTAGCAAATACCGGTGAAGACGGAAAAGAGGAACATGTCTCTGGTAAAGTTACGGTTTGGGGTATCAAATGTGGTGGCCATCAGTTTGTCTAGCTCCTCACGGTTCAGGTACATCTGTTTCTGCTTCGGCTTCATTGGAGAAAAATCCTTGAATGGGTTGTAAGGTACGACTGCCCGGTTTACGGCAATCTGTGCGATGTGCTTCAGCCGTTGGACATGCCCGATGGAGGTTCCAGTCTGGAGTTTCCGGTCAATGCGAAGATATAGTTCGAACGCCTCTATGAACGATTCGTCCAATGCTTTGAAAGGAATGTCCGAAACCTTGTATTTCTCCTTAAGGAATTTCTCCATGAAACGGTATGTGTTTTTATACTGATAAAGGGTGTTTAGGGCGCGGTTCACCCCAACACGCAGGGCATATTCCTCATTGTTTTCGCGGAACAGTCCCATCAGTGTCACCTGCTTTTCAGCCATTCCCTGAAAAGCGTCACGTATCTGTGCAGCGGTAATGTCATCACTGATCTCCACCAACTCGTTGTATCTCTTTTGCAGAAGGAGCAGCATTCCGTCTATCTCCCTGTTGGTGGTAACAGCCATCCGACTTTTTCCGGTGCATCTTTGCGAAGTGGCATTCCACAGTTTCGGGTCCACCTTTATCTTACATCCCAACTGTGTGACGGAATTAACCGTTCCCTTCACCATGATTCTTCCCATCAGCGGACAAAGCCCGTCTTTTCCCTGCCCGTTCCGTTTGAGGTAGAGCAGCACCTTGATTTCTGTTTTCATCCTTTTCCTTGTTTAAATTGCAATATTATAAATTGTTACAAGGATTTCAGGTATGAAAAAACAAGCAAAACAGTGCAAAAGAATCCGACTGGTAGCTTTCTCTTGCATGAATGAAGGAAAAGCTTTAATATCGCATACGGCCGGAGAGGAAAATCCGTGGTTCTCACCAATTTACCCGGTTGGAAACAGGTAATGACTTGGTAGCTGAACCGTTGCAATATTCTTCCGATTTCAGTCATTCCTTCAAAATGAAAATCAGTGAGATATCACTATATTTCAACGGATTACGTTTTCATCTCAGTATTCTTCCTAAAAGTAATTACCTGCCACTTTGTTGCTTCACAGGTTTGGCGTATTCAGATACCTATTTTCTGACGGAAGAGCATCTTCATAAAGCCAATGACGGGAAAATTTGGATTAAGAAACCCCGCCAAAAAACAAAAGTTGTAGCCGATATACCTTTGCTGGAAGTTCCTCTCCAAATCCTTGAAAAATACCGTGGACAACAGACCGGAGGACGATTGCTTCCCGTATGTAGCAACCAAAAGGTAAACCAATATTTGAAGGAACTCGCCACTGTATGCGGTATCAACAAGGAGTTGACCTACCATGTTGCCAGATACACCTTTGCCACTTCGCTCACCCTGCTGCACGACGTTCCGATGGCGAGCATTGCAAAGATGTTGGGACACACCAATATTCGCCAAACGCAGCATTACGCCAAGGCAACCAATATTCTTGTCGGCCGCAGTATGCAAAATCTTTCGGAGCAGTTGAACTTGCATATGGAAGTTAAATAAAGGAGGAAAAATAAATGTATATAGATTATTTAAGCAAGAGCCGTACAAACGGCATGAAAACAGGACGTGAATATCTGACAGCAGAAGAATTGGCAACGGTAGAAAGACAGGAGCTTCAAAGCTCCCGTCTTGAAAAAGTCCGTGACCTCTATCTCTTTTCCTGTTACACGGGTTTGACTTACCGTGACATCAAGAACTTACAGGATTATCATGTTATCCGCGCAAAGGACGGGACCCGATGGTTGTCAATTTTTCGTCCTACGGAAAAACATTCCTGCCAAATTCCACTTTTGGAAAATGCCTGCCGGATCATTGACAAATATAGGGATGGCAATACCGAAAACCTGTTGCCCGTCCCCAGCATCCAGAAAGTAAACGCCTACTTGAAAGAAATAGTCTCACAGTGCGGTTTAGACCGGAAATTGAGTTTCCAGTCCGCCCGTTCCACCTTTGCCGTCACGATCGGCATGGCTAATGAAGTTCCTCCCGTAATCATTTCCAAGCTGTTTGGTTTCCGGGATTATACTACCCGTTGCACACGTGTCTCTGACAAGCAAGTCAGCCGGGAAATCCTTGAGTTATCCAAGAAACTTGCAACCAATAAATAGACTTACTGCATAAATAACTAATTTTACCCCCTAAATAAAATCAAAATGGAAAGAGGATACATCAAAATCACCGAAGAAGAAATCGGCAAGCCCGTTGTCGAAGTCAAAATAGTAAATGGAACCGTATGGATGTTCAAGCATGAAATCGCCCGTCTTTTCGACGTATATCTCCAGACAGTGGGTAATAACTTCCGCTCCATCTTCAAATCCGGCGTACTATGTGAAGACGACGTGACGATGGAGCGCAAGATGAAAAACGAAAAAGGGCAGGACATCTACGTTACTTTCTATAACCTCGAAGCTATTATTTTCCTGAGTTACCGCATAGATTCTCGTTATGCTAAAGCCTTCCGCGAATGGGTCATGAACGCTCTCTGCGAATACAATCGTATGGACAGGAAAGAAACAGATGTTATTGTCGTTTTCAATGCCGATACCCGCCATGCTTCCATTTGCTACCCCTCAATGCCCAATTAACCGCATATCCTATAGTAAAATTAAAGCCTGATGCACAAAGAAATGTATTGGGCTTTTTTCATCTTCCCAAGAAACCCTGCTTTTGAACAAACCGTCTTCATTACCACCCGTTAGAATTTTATCCCAATAGAATCTCACAGTCTGATTCTTTTGTTTTAAAGACATACAAAAGACAATAACGGCACTTGATGAATGACTATCCTTTTTCTTACGCCATTCTAATACCCGTTGGAAAGACAGGACAAAGACAAAATAAATCCCCAAATCGTTACTCAAAATCTTAAATACTGGTAAAGTAACGATTTTAAGTATAACTATGTAATTATGAGTTATTTATATCTTTGTTTTTTGAATTAGTAAAAGCGGGAAGTAATATTGAATCCGTAGGAAAAAATCAAATCTAATACTTTTCCCACCCCTCCATCGGTATAAAAATCATTTATTCGTCAAAAAGCAATTCCCCGTACTTTGTAACGGAAATTCCATTTTGCCTATCCATAACCGCAGAAAAGTAATTC